TAATAGTTCTATATAACATTATAAAAATAGTACATAATCAAAATAAAAATACAAAATCCAAAAACTTTTTGAAAATCTAAAAATAATTCAATTATGCGCTTACGCTGCTCTTTTTTAAGTCTATGATATACTTTCAATGGATACATCTATACATTCTCTTAGCATTTCATGATACCTCTATGTAGGTATTTTGAGACTGAAAAGTGTTTGTCTAAACAGACATTTTGTAGTCTTCTATGAACTCTTGGATAATTTTGTATTTCTTGTTAGCTATTTGTTTACCTAAATTGGTTTTTAAATGCTTTATAAGAACATTAGTCCGCGTTTCTAAAACGTCCAATATTTGTTTAATACAACTATTTTTTTTTCGAATGCCATATGAAAAGTATCTAGTAATTCCTATAGAGCCTAGTGAATCAATGCGGTCAGCATCTCTTACACAATTCAGTTTCTTACAATCTATGAAAATATTATCATGTTCTAATGATATTTCCTTGGAAAGACTGACATTACAAGCGATTTTTATGACTTCTTGCATGACAGATATACAAAGTTTATTACAAAAAAAATCTTGTAGAATAGTTTCTTGTGCGTCAAAATCACCAGTGTATTTATGATCGTGAATATCGTGCGTCAATGCACCTAATTGGACTTCAAAAATTTCGTCAGCAGTAAGATTTTCATTTTCTGCTATCATAGTAGCCAATTTTTTTACTCGAAATACATGTGCAAAATCATGTGAGTCGTCATAATCTTTCATAAACTCTTTTACAAAATCTTCTGTTAATTTAATAATGCCTGCTTGCGTTTCTGAAAACATAATTACATATAATATAATCTAATTTACTTATATAATTCAATTTTATTTAAGAATATGATTTGATGTATTTATATGAAAATTGGATTATTACCTTGTGCTGGCACAGCAACAAGGCTTTATAATATACCTAAATTTATGTTGCCTCTGAAAGATAAGCAAATATCTCTATTAACAAATTGGTGTCATATGTTATTTCATATAGGGTGTAATAAAATCATTATAGGAACATCAACTTTCAATAAACCTTTTATAGATCATTTGTTACTTACCCAAATGATTGATATTAATGATAAAATAATAATAAAAATTATTGAAAATTCCCAGACAATGAACTACACCATACTAGAAATGCTAAAAGATGAATTATATGATATTGCAATTATGGCAATGCCAGATACCCATGTAGATTACATTTCATCACATCTCATTGAAAGAATTTCCTCAACTGATAATAATTGTGTAGGTGCATTTTTATGGAATATAAGAAGTACACAAGCAGGAAAGATAGGTCAGTGTAAAATTAATGACAATTTCATTTGTGATATAGTTGATAAAAATAAAGATTGTGTTTATCAATATGGTTGGGGATGTATTGTCTTTAAGTCTGCTTTTGAAAAATATATAAATAAGGATGATTTGCATATAGGATATGCCATGACGTCTGCCATTAGTAGTGGTATACTATATGAAATTGTTAAAGGACAATATTGGGATTGTGGAACTATAGATGAATATAGAGACTATTTAAACTTTATGCATATATCTGCTGAACCCTTGCATATCAAAGGTTGTTTAATCATTTTGGCTGTATATATAGAAACAGAACCTCATAAATATGATTGTTTGGTAAATTGTTTAAGACAATTGAGAAACATTTATAAAAATGAAACTATTGTTGCTGTGGATAACAGATCATTGAATAATAGTTGGTATGATGTGGCTAAAGAACTTAATATTTATGTCATAAAAAATGAATCTGAACTGTATCGGTACGAAATAGGTGCATATAATCTTGCTTTAAAATATTTCAGAGCAGATACATATATATGTATACAAGGTACAATATTTTTTCATAGAAAAATACCAAATATATTATCTACAGATATAGAGGATGTATATTCGTTTGGTGTGTTGAGGAATAATTTATCTTGGGATGATAATGGTTTGTCTTTCATCAACAAATATTTGGCATTTGCTAACATGAAACCATGGAATAATGACCCGTTGGTTTTATGGAATTGTTTTTATTGTAATGATTTATTTATGCAGAAATTACTAAAGAGTGGTTTATTAGATATGTATTGTAATTCAAAAAATTGTTCTTTTGCATATGAAAGAATATTAGGATGTTATATAAATAATACAATGAATGAAGTTAAAGAGTTGGATAGATCTATATTTACAAAACATTTCTTAAATCAAATGTAAAAAATGACGCATATTTATATATGTGTAAATGGTAAGAATGTCGCAGAAAATCTACATTGGAGCTCATATCAGTCGCGAAAAGACATTGATAGATACTATGAATGTCATACAGGCAAATGGTGGCAATTGTCTGCAAATATTTGCATCCAATCCTAGAAGTGCTGCACTGGTAAATATAGATAATTATCTAAAAATAGCAGAAGATGTCAGAACATATTGCAAAGAAAAAGACTTCAAGTTGGTAATTCATTCCCCATATACTATCAATTTGGCTAAAGAATTGAAAAATGGTAAGAAGACAATAGCCTTGTCTGATTGTTATTGGGTACAACTTCTTCTGCATGAATTACACATATCAGATTTATTAGGATGCATTGGTGTTGTAGTACATGTAGGAAAACACACAACCCTTTCATATGAAGAAGGATTAAGGAATATGGCTGAAGTAATCCATTATGTTGCTAAAGAAATGCATAAAAATAAATTGAAAACAAAACTTTTGATTGAAACACCTGCAGGTCAAGGTACAGAACTTCTCAAGGATTTATTGAGCTTTGTAGATTTCTTCAATAGTTTCTCAAAAGAAGAAAGAGACTATTTGGGTATTTGCTTGGATACAGCTCACATATGGTCCGCTGGTTATGAACTTGATGAGGCCTTCAATATACTGTTCTCAAAACATGCAAAAGATGTTGCTGTTATTCACTATAATAATAGTAAGGATGTCAAAGGTGCCATGGTAGATAAGCATGCCACAATATTTGATGGCAAAATACCCAAAGCTGCCATGCAAGGTTTCTTGGAGTTATTGAAAACAATAAAACATAAGCCAGCAATTATTCTAGAGACACCGTCAAATGATATTAGGAAAGAAATCCATTGGATACGCATGAACTGTACTTAAGAACATAATATCAAACACAAATAAATGTCAAACATATTCTTCTTATTCTATTTACTACTATCCATGCAAAGCAAACAATTCATCCATGATACACTACCAAATATCAGGCTCAGAAAACCAGAGTTACATTGGAATATATCTACTATACAAGTACTTGAAGAACAATCTCTACACTCTCCTCTAAAACGCTCGTCTAACTGCATAGAGCCTAAATACAATGATGGTTGTTGGTTCTACATTCTCTAAACTCTGAGCCATACTTGATAAAAATCATGATAATGCGAGTAAGCTCGCTCATAATCTACAACGAACCCATTATTTTTCAATGTTTCATGAACGAACCCCTTGTGCTCTGGAACATCAATAAAATCATTTTCCATTAATATCTTATTAACATTATTCAAGATTTCAGGTGTATCATACAAAATATAGTAAAATGCACCTTCACAGTCTAAAACAAGAGTATCAAAAGTAATATTATATTTATTCTGTAATTCAGACCATGTTATAGTATTTATTTGTTTCCAACCATCTATATCAACATCAGAAGGCCTAGTTTGCCAACCACACTGAATAAGTCGTCTCTGAGATAATGCTGCATTTTCAATATGAAAATTGAAACCATTTAAGTCTCTATTATGTTTCAATTTCATAGCATCATCAGTATTTGATTCAAGACATACAAAATTATTATTATTATGCTTACTCAAAATATAAGCAATTATCATGCTATTCCTGCCAATATTGCCACCAATTTCCAAAACCTTTTCATGACCTTTGAGATATTTTACACTCATAACTTGTTCTTGAAATTCCTCAGTTAATAATCCATAATCTAATTTAAGGTTAGTATGAATACTCCTTGTAATTTCTTCGTAATCAGTCATTATGCTTCTAAATATATAAACATTTTATGTCTTATATATATATTTTCTTAAACATATAAGAATGAAATAAATTATAACTAATAAAGATGCTGTCATTTCTCAATATTATCATATATTCTGATAACAGAAATCCTGATGCATTGTATAATTCAATGTATGATATTCACAACAAACATTACAATAATTACCAAAATGTGGATACATTTTATATCAAACTATCTGAGGAAATAGATACTCCTTACAGATTAGAAGGTAATATTCTATATGTCAAAGGTAGAGAATGCTGGATCCCTGGCATCTTAGAAAAAACATTAAGAGCTTTTGAATACTTTAAGGAAGATATTTTAAGTGGTAAATATGATTATATTATTCGTGGTAATATTAATACATTAATTGATATTAAACGTCTAACAGAAGAGTTGATTGAAAATCCTATCAAGTTTTATGGCGGAGGACACAAGAGAACGTTGGGATGGTTAGGTGGTGGTATAACTGATGAAACTTGGTATGGTACAGACTATATTGAAGGAACATCAATCATTTTTAGCCCAGAAGCTATTATTTATATTTTGGATAACGAACATTTTATTAAAAAAGACATCATAGATGATGTAGCTTTTGGTATTTTTATGAGAGAACACGCTCCCGAAGCCAATTTCAGGGTAGAAGATATATCAATATTGAAATATTCAGATATGCCATGTTTTATTAATTTCAGTAATCAATCTTTTGACAGAGAAGGCCTCGTGCAGTTTGTTAAGCAAGGAAATTACATTTTTTACAGAAACAAATGCTATTTTAACAATAGATTTATTGATGTTATTCAAATGGAAGTTATTAAAGACATCCTGAAAGAATAAATTTTTATTCTTCTATAATAGAAAAATGCAAGAAACAAAAACAGCCAATCAACTCCTTTTTGAAATGCATGGTGGGAAAAAATCAAATACCATGACTGCGAACAGGAGGCCAACCAAGCCAGCCAAGCCAGCCAAGCCAGCCAAGCCAACCAAGCCAGCCAAGCCAGCCAAGCCAGCCAACAGAATGCCTAACAAGAAAGCAAAAAGTAAAACAAAGTCTTAGATACAATTGTAATAATCATTTTTGAATGCCGCAGTATATAAGAAATAGGGTCCATTATCACATTCTTCTTTTATTAGAACCTTGCTGTAATCACAAGTAATAGGTTCATCTGCACCCTTTGCCTTTGTTTGATTATCGAAGAGTTTATAACTTCCAAATTGTTGTGCGAATAAATCACTATATTGAAATTGTTTATCCCAATTTCCTTTATTGTATTCCGGGCGTTTGTAGATACATGATTTTTTATTAATAGAGTATCCTTTCCATAGTTCGCTTTCAAACTCCTTTGTCTTTTCTACATTCTCGTCCCATTTATTATGTTTTTCACAGTGCTCTATGTCAATAGCCTCTGAAAATAATTTATTTTGATTATATGTGTATTGCTTTGATAATGCACTCATATTTTGGCAAGAAACCATGGCACTTAATTTATTAGCGTCATAATCCTTATCATGTGATATTTCACTGTATTCATACATCTTCTACTTATAACACTATAATATTTTGCAAAAAAATAATATATGCATATATCAAGATAATAAATGCTTTATATTTTATCATCTGAAAATGCTTCACAGATAAACAAAATTTTAGCGAAAGAGCCGTGCGTAGTCTTTTATTATTGGAGTCTTTGCGGATATTGTCAAAAGATCATGCCAATGTGGAAGAGAATTTGTAAAAAATACATGCATAGCAAAATCAATATCATCAATGTTGAAGTAGACCAGATGCAATTTTTGAAGGCAAAATATAAAAAGAATATTTCAGGTGTTCCTAGTATAATCAAGTATGTAAGAGGTAAACGCGAAGAAGAGTTTCATGATGCCAGAACATTTCAAAAATTGGACGAGTTTGTAAAAAAATAATTTAAGGATATAACATTTTTATTATAGTAAAGTAAAAAATGTCAGATTTGATTGAAGATATTATTAATAATGATAGACCAGAGCCTAGTGAAGAGGAGTTGGAAAGTTTCAAAAATCTGGTGAACGACTGGTTCAAATATGACGATCAGATTCGCAAACTTATCATTGCTATCAAAGAGCGCAAAAACTATCAAAGAGTACTTAATAACAACATCCAAGATTTTATGTTTAAGTTCAAATATAATGACCTGAATACTCAGCATGGGCGTATCAAAACCAATGTCAAAGAAGTTAAGGCTCCTATTAAAATTAATGATATCAAGACGAAAATTATCCAATATAAAGACATCTCAGGTGAAGAACTTCTAAAGCGTATCTTTGAAGATGATAGAGAAACTATTGTAAAGAAGAATATTCGACGTGTAATCCCCAAGGTATCACTAACATTGTAATTTACTGTGTTATGCAAGACACAATATCATCATAATCATAATTTGTAGAATAAAATGCCTTTTTTATATTATGCTTCAATATAGCATTCTGACAATTGCAACAAGGCTTCGAATATTTTAATGGATTGTTGTATTTATCTGGACCAATACGCACTACATAGAGTTCACAATCTGACAAAATGTGTTTCTGTTTACCTCGTATACAGGATAGAGCAGCAACCTCTGCATGAATGCTAGAGTTTAGAAAGTAATAATTGTGTCCTGTACTGATGATTTTGCCCTTGTAAACAAGTATCGCCCCATGCTTGTGGCCCATTGGAGATTTTAAGGCAATTTTTGCAGCAACATCTAAGTAATATCTTTGCCTATCATTCGAATTTTTAACAGAGATAGCATCAAGACATTCATAGTATTCTGAAGTAAGGAAACCATTCATTTGCTTCCTATTCTTTGTTTCGTCACAAGTATGTTTCTTGGCACCACGCCTAGCATTTCTGGAATCTACCATGATGATTTCCTTGCAAAGATATTTGTATATATATTACCAATACTAAAAAATAAATATCATTTTTTTCACATAAATAGATACTACTTATGCAGACATCTCATGTTCGTAACATAGATTGTGTACTACTAGGCTATCACTTCTACCTACTCTTTGTGCTCTTCCAATTGCTTGCTGTTTATCAATATCCATTGAATGAAATATGACAACATCTGTAGCATAACTAATATCAATTCCAGAACCAGCATACTGTGTATTTAAAAGTATGACCTTAATATTGCCAACTCTGAAATCATTGAGAACATTCATCATATGATTTGTATTTCCCTTCAGTTCACCATATCTAATATTATTTACTAGAAGCTGTTCTGTAATCTTGGAAAATCCATTATCAAATCTACTAAATACGAGGAACTTTCCAGTCGGTTTTGATAAGATAATTTCAAGTAATGTATCTTCCTTATTTAGAATACCCTTACCAAGTTTCTCAAAATTTCTTCCTGATTCTATGTTTGCATCGACTTGAATATTTTTATCAGTTACAATTGCAGTCAAATGTTTTGTACTTTTGATATCAGCTCTACATTCAGGGCATCTTTTTTGCGTATTGTTATTATTTAACCATTCTATCAAACAACTTCCACAAAATACATGAGTACATTCAAGCATAACTGGTTGACAGATAATATCCAGACAAATAGAGCAGGTTTTGCTATTGATTTCATTGACTCTATCCATTAAGTTTTGCAACTTTTCTTGCAGAACATTTATCTCAGCTTCTATGTTCTTGATTTTCAGGGCTTTGGCATCTTCTGCCATCTCCAAACTGATAATATATTCTTTTTCTTTTAGTTTATTGGAAATATCCTTATTCATATCAGCGCAAATAAGCTTAACAATACCTTCCTCAGTTTCATTTTTGCCACCTAATAGGTTAACTGCACCGGAAATGTCATTTGCATTAATTTTTTCCAATACTGCCGGACTGATGAAATTCTTAATCATCTGAAGGTGCCTAGAAAGTTTGCATAGGTAATATTTTTCAACCAATGCAGGGATTTTGAAACTCTCTTTTACAAAATCTTTCGTGCATTTCACCAACATATAGTTGATATAATCTTCCCTCAAGATATCCTTTATGTTATAATAGATAGATGCAGATGAAGATGATTTCATACACAATGCTGGATAGGTTCCGCTGATAAGCCATAAAAACATGTATTGGAAAACTTCAATTCTATTCAATATGTCATGACTTTCATCCACCATAACGCGTTTCCAACGATTGATGAATGATGTAGACTTGTCAAAGTAGTAATTATAATGTGTAAATAGTGCTTCCAGTGTGGTATTTTTAATTAGGACTACATCGTATTGGTTAAAAAAGTCAATATTTTCGTTGACATTATTTGAGTTATATTCTGGTAAATGTTTTTTTATATAATTGAGGTTATCTATTGCCAAGTATTTTAGGGTAGTGTTATCTTTTAGTGTTTTTTCCCATTGAATGTATACTGGTCCCCGAGGAACAATAATTAGTGTTGAATGTATCATTTTATCCTGTTCTGGTATGTTTGTGTTGGCACTTTCTGATACAAAGTAGTTATATGCCCTATGACTGTGAAATGTATGTGTTTTCTTGGCATTTGTATGTATATTTTCCAGAGGATTTTGTGCTACAATACCTAGTGCAGTCAACGTCTTACCATAGCCTACTATATCACCAATAATACCAATATTTGTGGATATCTGAATGTCCCCTCTAAAATCATGATTTAAATTTCTATAATAGTTCATATCTTGATGGAGATTTCTATAGCTATTTTGTGTTATATGGTATTTAATGATACCTTCATTCTCCATCTTAATAGCTTTATGAATACATGCTAACTGGTGCGGTTTCAAAGCTTTTTTTATCTGTGTTGGTTGATTCGAGCGAGGTGCTGCCGAATTCAATTCTATGTCATATACAAAACTATTTGTAGTAGACATCATTACTCTTTATTATATCAAATCTTTTTTATATATATTTTCTATGAAAATGATATAAGAAATATTGAAGAATAATAACATATAACAATGTCTGCAGAGAATACTGCTCCTGTGCCTCCTGTTGCAGAGGTAAAGAGAAAGAAGATTGTATTTGCACTACCTGGTGATTCATTCAATTCAAAGTTTTTGATTTCTTGGACTGCAACTATTAGTAAATTATGGGACATGCGTAATTATGAGATTATGTTGTCTCCGGGAACTGGTTCATATGTTTCCTTTGTTCGTATGCAGACACTTGGATTAGATGTTATGAGAGGAGAAAATCAAAAACCGTTTGACGGACAAGACTTTGATGTATGGATTACAATTGATAGTGATATCATTTTTACACCAGAACAGGTAGTCCAGCTTATTGAATCTACAAACGAACATCCAGTTGTTGCAGGAATGTATAGGATGTCTGATCTCACACACTTTGCATTTGTGAAAGATTGGGATACCAATTACTTCAAGGAGAATGGAACATTTAAGTTTTCAACACCTGAAGAAATTGAAACTTGGAAAAAGGAGACTGAGTTGAAGTATTTTCCAGTCAACTATACTGGTATGGGATTTTTGGCTGTAAAGAAAGAGGTCTTTGATAAAATGAAGTATCCATATTTTGATGCAGAGGTCCAAGAAATTGTCAAGGCAGATGGTACAAAATTGAGAGATATTTGTAGCGAGGATGTAGCATTTTCAAAGAATATTCACAATGCAGGATATCAAATTGTTATTAATACTGATATTCGCGTGGGACATTGTAAACCCCTCATCATCTAAGTGAAAAAATATTTCAGTAGTATAGGGATTGTGATGTTGGCATCATTGATATCTGAATATATATTCTCATATTTTCATGATGTGTCTTATATTAATATGATGATATATCTCATATTTGCATATATATGCTACTATATTTTCTCCATATCATTTGTATCAATTGCATTGCTTATTATAGGAATGATATTAGGCATTTATTTATCATATAAATTCAAAACGGTTATTTAATTAGTTTTCTTTTTGTTTGTAAAACGCGCACGTTTTATGCTAGCAGATTTCCTTCTGAGTCCTCCCGTATATGACTCTTTCTTTGTCTCAGGCAATATATAGCTGTGTGTTTCAGTTTCATCTGGCTTAGAATTGGCATCATAATATTCTATGTTATTGTTTGAATTGCTATTACTTGTTTTGTATGTATCTAATGAAGGCAAATAATCATCGATGGAATCAAAATTTTTTAGACTAGTATCATTCTCAGATGATGAATATTTGTTGAGATCATTGTCAGAAGAAATATCAGAGATTAAAGGCTGTGAAGGCATATGAGAAGTCTCTGCTGGCTGCGGGGTCTGTGGGGTCTGAGGGGTCTGCATAACAGGGGGTACTGATGCAGAATCTTTAATTGGAACATTTGGCGAAGAACTAAACATAGTAGATACCCAATAAATTAAGCCTCCAATCAATAATAGTCCAAAAAATATACCAATCCCTACAAAAACCCATTTTAATGTATCCATAGTATCTACAACTGCAGTGTTAGCGGGTTTAGCCTGTGAAGTTTTTGCCTTTTTATCATCTTTCTTTTTATCATCCTCCGCTTTCTCATCCGCTTTTTCCTCTTCCTCCGCTTTCTCATCCGCTTTCTCCTCTTCCTCCGCTTTTTCCTCTTCCGTATTTTCAGATTGTTGAGTGAATGTTTCCATTACTTTTATCATTGCCAATATATTAGCTTGTTGTAACATAGAAATTGCATTATCATACATTTTCACAGAATGATATCTCTCTATAATAATGTAGAAATAAAAAATAACATTTTATTAGATGAAACAATTAAAAGTTGTAAAAGTATTCAGATGGATTTCAGATACATCATACAAGGTGTATGTATTTGATACGAACCCTAATACTACATATGACAAAAGTACTATTGTTATGAAGTATAATATTTATCAAGATGACAATATTGAATATGCTGCAACAAAAATAGCATATTACATATCCAAAACAGATGACACCATAAAGCTACCTTTTTATGTCTGGAAAAAACAAAAACCACTCTTATTTGAAATAGATAAACCTAAGTGGAAGGGATATCATGTAAATCCTTTCAAATCAAAGGATAGAAATGCTGAAGAGCTGAAAGAACCTATTGTATATAAATATACACGGGGTATTTTTGATTTAGAACATCTCAATATCGTATTTTTTAGTGATTTCAATGAGAAGAATAAATACTATTTCACAGACTACAAGACATCACTTCCAAATTTCATGAAAAGAGAGCAAGTTATGGCTGAACTATATAAAAAAGATGTAGTTCATACTAAATTGGCATCAGAAATATATCATAGAATAGATTTACATGAACGTATGAAGGAACCAATCATTCTATCTAATTTATTTCATAGCCTACATACAACAAAAGAAGTACAACTAATACAATTAATGAATGATAACTTCCGGTTTATGTATAAATTATATAAGAAGCATAAACTTCCTGAAAAATTCCTTGCAAATGTCTTCAATATTGATAAGACACAACATCAGAATTGTATAAACATCTTTTCTGTCATGACATCTGGAACATATGGTAAGATAACAATTGATAACAAAGGCTTCATAACATTATCTTATATTCTAGACTTACGAAGCTCTGTCAATTGGAATGATTTGGTGAATAATAAAAAAACCTTGTCTGTATATGTAAAAAATTTTGCAAAACAAAAAATACAATTCAAAGAAAATAACATTAAAGTGAATCTTTATTACAATATTGATAATAGCAGTTTTGCTGTACTGTCAAAGAAGATAGGAGAATATATTGATATATTTCATGTTCTTAGATTACAAAATGAAAAGAATAAGAACAAAATAGTGTGTGTTTACAAGCGCTCCAATAATTACAACAAAGACCCCATAAATCTCAATGAATATATCAAATCACGGTTAGATATGGGTATAAATGACAAAGAGCTAATACAAGAACTTATCAATTTAGGTATTTCAGATAATGATGCTGATAATCTAGTCAAGAATGAAATAGCAGCTCTAAATGCAATCAAGTATAATGATTTAGAACAAAAGCTTAAAATAGAAAATACAGGCACTATAGTTATGATAGAAAAATATAAAGAAGGGTATATTGTTGACATATCTAACTGTCCTTCGAAAACAGAGCTGAATAATCTTATATATTGGCTAACAAGAATTATTGAAACTACTAGAAAGATTGTAAAGAAGGAAGCAGCACAACCAATTATACTTCCAGTTATTTATGATAATAAAAATAGCTCCCATAGCTCCGCTAATTCACATAAATCACATAGCAGTAGGTCAGAAGATGATAATATCGGTAATGTCGATCTTGATTTAGGTTCTGATGATGACTTTTTCCAAGGAGGAGCATTAGGTAAAGAGAAGCATGGATATTTTATGAATATGCTTAAACAAGCTGATAAGGAATTATTTACAGAGAACTATGCAAGAAATAAATGCCAAGCAGCATTTCAACCCCTTGTATTAAGTAAAGAAGAAAAAGATAACTTGGAAAAGAAAGATTTATTAAAATACTTTGATAATATCATAGAATATGGCAGCAAACCTCATATCAAAAATTATTACACTTGCCCTCGCTTATGGTGTCCTGTAAGCAAGATACCATTAGATTACTCACAAGAGAACCCAACATGTCCTTTAGAAAATGAAGAACCTATGAAGCTTTTTTGGAACAAAGACAAGACAAAACCTAGATTTGTAAAATTGACAAAGGCAGATGAAAATGGTGCTTCTGTTCCATGTTGTTTTAAGAAGGAAGCCAAGGCCAAGGCTGTCAAGACCAAGGATAAGGCTGCTAATGTACCCATGAATCCAATTAATACCATCATCCAAAAGGAGCAAAATAAAGAAAAATCTAGTTCCAAGACTGTAAATGCAGATATAGACAAGGAAGAAAATTATATTATGAATAAAACAGCTCCTATACCTATTGGTAGATATGGTTTAGTTCCTGAAAGTCTTTTTAAGCTTCTTTTCCCAAATGTAAATTTTGCATTATGTTCCAAGACACTCAATAAAACTCAGAAATGTTTGGCCAGAAGAGGTATACAACATAAGACTGTTAAGAAAAGCAGCAATAAAGATAGTATCCTATATGCACTGGCATATTCATTGGGCTTTGAAGATAAACAGGCGCTCATAAAAGATATAAAGAAGAGGTTAGATATTGTCACATTTTTATCATTAGAAAACGGTCATGTATGTAAGGATTTTCTTGATACCCACCCTATTATTCCTGAGAAAAATAGAAAACTTTGTCAAAGATTAACTGATGCATTCAAAGCAAATAAACTATTTGATATGAAAGAAATAAGATGTAAAACACCATCACATAATTTATCCAGGATACTAAATGTTTTCAAAGCATATACCAAATTTTTGGATTACCTGTCATCCAATGATTATCCTTCTGAGAAAGGCGTATATTATCTCTTTTCTTTGACAAGTATTCTTTATGATGCATTACTCATAATTTGGGAGAAGACTGATAATGATATTAAAATTGTTTGTCCGCTTTACACATCATTTGCAGATATCTTGGCAGGTTTGCAAACAAATACGAAAACTGTTATGATATTGAAAGACAAGAGTTATTATGAACCACTTGAGCTAAAACTTCGCAATGAAGAAGGAGACAGACTATTGAATTTAAATGATTATCCAAATGTAAAACAAATAATATCAGAGTGCAATAAATTATCACAAACACAATCTGTAGCTAGAAATAAAATTATCCAAAATCTTAGCCTTCTGCAACAATATGCTGAAACACAAGTGTACAAGGCACGGGATGTATTTGACATTGAAAAGGTGGTAATCAATGATGATCTAACCATCAATAAATTCATCTTACATTCGAATATCATATTGAAAACCCCTGTTGTACCAATATCATTGTTGCCAACATTGATTGATACTATAGGTATCAAACAAATCGTCTTCTATGATGACATAGTAGGTAAGACTTATGATATCAATTTATTAAAGAGTGACTTGCTAATATTTTCTAACAAAATAAAACAATTGAAGTTTGATGCTGATTTAGGTTATGTAAATATTGATTTAGATACTGAGATTTATACCAAGCTCACTATCAAAGCAGATAATCCAAGCGCTGCATTTATTATACATGCAGATACAATGACACCATATTATAGATATATAGACGAAACTGAATACAACACTAAAAAATGGTTTCAACTGCAAACAATGGTAGCAAACAAATTGGTAAAAATCTATGATAACGGCAAATTAAAGGAGTTGTTAAAACAAAACAGGACAGATATTATTACAACTTTACTAAAACATTTCAAAGACATTCCCGAAAAGAAAAAGATACAAATTATTTTAGAAGAGATACCTTTGCATTCAATAGAAGGTATCAAGAAATGGGTAGACGACATCTTACTTTATGTCAAGTATCAATACTTTTCTAAGCATATCAAAGAGACTAGCAAAGAGTTTCTATTTTCGCAATATAACGTTGCAGAAAGTATACCAGAACGTCTTCTAGCATATCACAAATATTTACCAAACATTCTACCTAAAACCGAACAGACACATTTTCTAACTGTGAAAGATCAGGAAAAGCCTATTGATGATAAATTACCTATCTTGTTTGATGGCACGCCTGAAAGACTCAAATCGAAATGGCTCAAACATAAGAAGATGATTTGGTACCATATGGGACTTTTGAGAAGAAAATATACGAAAAATACTATACATGATTTGTTTGATTGGCTCTGTAAAATTTTGGATTTCAATCTGAATTTCGACGAAGTAAGGGTCATGACAGCTGCCAAATATTTAGATATGATTTCAGACCCTAATCCAGAGAATAGTATAAAAGAGAATATCTTTCATTTATTTCAGGATCCTTCATTCTATAGTGAATATTTGAAACATATGAATGCATTGCATAAGACAAACAGAAAATTCAAAACATTGCAAATATTTATGAATACTTATTATTTACCTAGTTCAGTGAATGAAAGACAAAAAATTATCAATGCTCTTATAGAAGATGACAATGTATATCCAAATGATATGCACCTTATAACAATTTCTCAATTATTGAATGTATCCTTCCTCATATTACATCGAGCAAAATATGGGACGTTTAATGAAACTGCAGATGATGTCAAGAGAGGAGACATACAAGACTTGAAGCTTTCTTCATCGTTTTTCCCAGCAAAAACAAATATACATAATCGACCACTGCTGATTTTGAGTAAAGAAATTGATAAGTCATGCTTCAGTTATTATGCTGTCGTAGAAAAAAATAAGAATATATATATGAAACTAAAAGAAGCACCTGGTGATATCAGACTTCTTGTCGAGGATTTATCGAAGAATAGTTAAACTTACACAATTTTCAATTTTTGTTCTGGTATATTGAAACATTTGCTAGGTTCTTGGTTGAGCTTGAAATTAAATGCCAAGTCATCTTCTAAACAAGTCTCATTATCTTCTTCATCTTCTTCAATTGTATGAAGATCATTTGTATTGGCATCTTCCTTCATAGTCATATCTTTCATCAATTCCAACATATGCTCCTCATCTAATAATATCCTGCTATCTCCTGTTCCACATGGAGGCTGTTGGCCCAACATAACATTGGCAGATACACCATTCACCTTGTCATACTCTGCAAAGATACTGGCATTGATAAGCATATCAGTTGTCTCTTCAAAGGAAGATTTCGCCAATGGACCAATATCCCCGCGATTAATACCATGTCTGTCAATCGACATCAACTGGCCCTTGTATGTCATAGTATCAATCAATAGTGACATATGACGATAATTCATAGAACCTTCACTTGTAACATTTACCAATTCTCTGTAAAGCGAATTGCGAGCTGCCTCAATACCCAGTGTTTCATAAATCTCCCGGATGTCATTTGAAATAGTTCGTGTTGCATCAATATTAGGATTGGCTAGAATATCCACTAGATTTGTACCATCTGTATCAAGAACCCATTCAATGACATTATCAAACTTATTTGTATCATAATTATATTTGCTGTATTTCTTTTTATTGAGTGATACCTTCTTGATACCCTTGTATCCTTTCAACAACACTTGATACACAATATTGTGTTCCATAGCCTTAATAGCTGCAATCTCATCTTTGCTATCAATATCTTTTAGTGATCCATCTTTCAACTTGATACGGAAGATACATTCTTCTGCATTGTCATCACTATACACACAATCAATGTAATTGTCATATGCATTATTCAATTTAGTATATATATCTATCATCTTGAGACCAAAGAGGTTCATCTTTTCTTTGTTGAATTTTAGACGAAGTACCCATGGAGAATTGCTCCTAGTTTTACAACCACCTTTCTCCAATTCTTCAAACTCCTTGTATATTTGCAAGATACCCTTGTCACTCTCCACATGGGTATCATATTTATCACCACTATCCCAGTAGATTTCACTGTAGTCTAGAATATCAGCCAACTTCGTAATTTCAATAGAATTCTTGATATTCATTGCATGACTCTTTGTCATATCAAGTCGAGGATCTGTAACTTCACCATCTGTATCTGTTGTAGGATTTACAATACTTGCTACATCAGCTTTCATGTATATCATGAGAGTAGGTGTCTTTGTCTTCTTGGTAGCAGATAAGATTTCTTTCAACCTGGGAACTCCAGAAGTAGCCTTCACAGCAGCTGCAGTGCCTGATACGTGGAATGAATCAAGTGTCATCTGTGTTCCCATCTCACCAATGGTCTGTGCTGCAACTATACCTACCATTTCACCAGGCTGTGCTATGGCCTGGTTGAAATATTCATAGATCTCTTCCACAATCCAGTCAAATATTTCTTTGGTGAAATGATGTTGTATAATAAGCTTCTTGGGGCAAAGGTGTAATCTCAGGAGTATATGGAAGAACCTCATGCCCTGTTCTGTATCCTTGATATACAAATCTTTCATGATTTTATCCATCTTATCAAAGATATAATTAGGAGTTAAATCAGTTTTGATAGCCTTCACACCAATGCTCTCTATTCTTTTCACTGCAGTATTGATGATTCTGTCAAAAGGAATGGGATAGCTAATGATCTTGTTCTTCTCACCATTGAATACATTCTTTATTAAGAAATACTTGTCATCTAGAATACTATCAAATAACTCTGTAGACTTTTTGTATGTAGCAGCATCAATGGACTTAGCAGCATCTTCTGTCATATGCAGTTGGATGTTATCTGAAGGTTTCAGATGGTACTCATGATCTATCTCTAATACTTCCTTATCAATCGTAGGTATCATCTGAGTTTCTATCTTACAACCATCCATACCGTCTTCGCCATAAATGAACTGGATAATAGAGCCCACAGCAGTTCTTACAGTGTTGTCATAATATATCTTAGCATCTTCCATGGCCTTTACGAGCCTTCTTTGTATATATCCGGTCTCGCTAGTATTGTGATATACACACCCATTTGCTGTGCCAAAGTGGCCTGTCTCTGGCACTGAAACATCATACACCTTCTTGTATTTCTTTTCAAAGTCTTCTTTTGGAATTACTCTGATTTCTGTTATAGGATCTAGAACAACATCTTCTTGTGTATCAAACTTAAACTGGGATTTTAATTCATTTTTGAATGATTTAAGTCTAGCATTTTTGTTTTTTTCTATCAATGTTATTTTCTCAGCAAATATTTTAGCCCACCTTACTCTGATAGTTATTGTATTTACTTCAGCAGGAGTACAATCCTTAATATTAGTGGTTTTGGGCTTACATTTGGTGATTCTTCCAAATATTCCTAATCTAGAACATAAGTGAGAAATACCTTCAATAAGTTTGTATGATGCAGATGAAGCCTGTATGATTCCCCTCTGTGAATCTACAGTGCCATCTCCAGAGAAATAACCTATTATTATACCTTCTACAAATTCATCTGGTGCAGTGTATGCAATATTTGGAACATATTTATTATAACAATTAGTCCCTACAAACTGATCCAAGAATCTTGCAAATAATGATGAATTACCTACTAAAGTAGTTGTTTTACCTGCAATAATTCCTTTATCATTAGGTTCAACAATTTTTACAACATCTCTATGTGTTATTCCAAATTTATCAAACCAATTTCTTGCAAAATTTCTAACATCTTCATCCTCTTTTGTTATTGCCACACTCCCTGAAACATCACGTGCATTTCCATCAGCCAAGAATAATCCTATAAAGATACCATTCTCTTTGTTAAGCTCAAATTTGTCGGGAAGATGAGAATGGCATCTTGTAGCACCATAAGGATATATATATCCCTCTCTAATATTTTCTGTATTAGATCTACCACTGATTGCTCTTTGTAATTTCGCCTTTTCAGGATATGGTGTAATAAATGTAATACCATTATTCTTTTCCCACCATCCTCTTGGAATATGAAACTTATCACCTTGAGCTTCTTTCATTAATCTGGTTGCCAAATGAAACTCTGTTCCGTGGATATATTCATTCTTAGGGAAATATTTTGACATATCAACATAACTATGTATTACAGGAGGTTTTGGCATATTCATTGTTACAGGTAAACAGTCTCCTATTTGTGCGAGTGGAGTAAATGTCTTTTGAAATTTGCCATTTTTCCAAAGAATGAGAGACTTTGAAGCAGTTACAATGGTGCTTCTACCACCTTGTGTCTTCACTTCAAATAATGTCTCCCCAGGGTCATGTCGCGAGACATTCGTAAGTTTACCCCACATGACATTACCAACATCATCACAAGTTGGAATGTAAATGCCATCAGGTACTCCCAACATTTCCATATTAGCATCCTCTGGTCCAAACTGTTCTACCATATGCTTATTAGCAGGATCATCAATCTTGGCATCAATCCAGTCTCCAATGTTGACAGTCTTGGCTTCGCCATCTTCAATGACAATGATAGGTGTATCACCAGTGACTGATTTGACTGCAGTATCAATGAGACCTTCGCGACCACCCATAGCATGAAAGAATACTTCTTGGGGTGATAGACCACTAATGAAGCTGTTCTCTACAAATCCCCTAGCCTCTGGACCATCGTCATACTTCGTGAAATGCGGCAAGGTTCTATCTGTAAAGCCATAAGTAATGCGTTTACCATCCACATTCTGTTGTCCCACACAAGCAATCATCTGAGCTACATTTGTCTCCTTACCCTTGGAACCAGACTTCACCATATTAATCATACGGTTCGTCTTCTCATCAATCTGAGACAAGCCAATCTTACCAACCTCACTGGTAGTTTCATTCAAGATACCAATAATTTCTCTCTCAATGTATTCCTCATTGTTAAAGATACTATTGTTATCTATCATTCCACGACGGATTTCATCAAGCTTGTTATAAGCCTTGAGCTTCATCTCCTTAATCTTGTTCTTCAGCTGATCGTCAGTGTTGCTATCAGTCACCAAATCACTGATACCTACACTGAAGCCAGAAGTTAAGAGCCATCTGCAAATTAACCTCTGTGTATTATCCAAGAACTTTCTGACCTCGAAAGGACCATAATCATGATAAACTACAGGTAGTATACCTGTTGTTATACCATGAAAGACAGTCTTATCAAGAGTTCCAGATACCAGCTGGCTATTATCCACAATGAACTTTTCATCCTTCTTGTTCTTCCTGTTGATAAAGAGACCAGGTGGCAAGATTTGCGAATATGCTTCCTTACCAGTATACATATAATGTTTATTAGGTTCCGGGAGAGTTCCAGAGAAATAGCTGTTTACCATCTGCAAGTTTGCCATAGTCTTGTCTTGGATACGTGTTGCATCTTTGGTAAGTCTGAAAGCACCTAGCAGTGTGTCCTGCACTACCTCAATAATAGGCTTGCCATCACGGGGAGCTAAAATCATATACGGAACAGCTGCAATATCCATCAACTCATTCATAGTCTGAATATTCTGCGGACAGTGCAAGTTCATCTCATCTCCGTCAAAATCAGCATTATATGGTGGTGTATCCAGTACATTCAGCCTAAATGTCTGATAAGGCATAATGACTACCTTGTGGCACATCATAGACATTTTGTGAAGCGAAGGCTGTCTGTTAAATAGCACAAAGTCACCATTGCTAAGATGCCTATGCACTATATCCCCATATTTCAGCTCATTGGCAACCTTATCCAGGTCAGCATACTTCAGATTAATAGTTATGGTCTCCTTCAGCTTCTTAACATACTTTGCTCCAGGCCAAGTCTCTGAACCATTCTTAATAAGGGTCCTCATATTCTCAAGATTATATTGATTAACTACTTCAGGGAATGTTATGTTAATAGCCACTTTGATAGGTACACCCAATTCATCAATACTAATATAAGGGTCTGGTGTAATGACAGAGCGAGCTGACTGGTCTACACGCTTACCATTGAGATTACCTCTAATGCGCCCTTCCTTCTTCTTCATGCGATCTGATACAGATTTGAGCTTACGTCCATTTCTCTGCTGTGAAGGAGCCAACCCTGGTATCTGATTATCAATGAAAGTGAAGATATGATATTGTAAGAGCATTGTTATATACTTGATGGTTTCCTCAGAGGCCCCTTTATTCATCTTGTCAAGAATGCTGTTATTTGTCTTGATGATATCACTAAGTTTATGCGTCAAATCATCCTCGCGTCGTTGGCCGTTTTCCTCTATGATACTTGGTCTCACAGCAGGTGGTGGAACAGGCAATACAGTGCAAATCATCCATTCTGGACGGTTCCACTGCGGATTAAAGCCCATAATCTCCATCTCCTTCTCAGAAATACGCTTGAAAATCTTGAGAATATCATCTGCTGTAAATTCTTGTGTAATCTTGTTGTTGGCATCAGAATTAGCAGGATTAGCAGTTTTCTTGTCCTTCCATTCAGCAATGATTTTCATAGCATTTTCTTTATTGTACTTGGTAGGTTGTACTGCTCCACAGCCACACGTTCCATCATCGCCACAGCTTCTGATCTTGGTGGTTGTATTACATAATTTGAAATATGCCTCCCAGCGTTTTTGATTATTTTTAAGCATCATAATCTTCTGCATGTCATTCTTGAGGTCCTTTTGAGTTGTCTCTGGACTGATAAGTATTTTGGAACACTTGTAGCATATGCAGTTCAAAATCTTTTTGACAATATCAAAGAACATGGCATGAAATACTGGTTTAGCTAGTACTATATGTCCGAAATGTCCGGGACAGAATATGTTCTTCTGTTCGCATGTACTACATATCCTATTATGTTCTAGAACGCCCATACGAGAATCAAAGAGCCCGCCAATGATTGGTTCACTACCAGCATAAGTGTCTGTTTTGTTAACCTCCACAACAGATCTCTTGATGATTTCATCCGGTCCTAAGACACTAAATTGAATGCCTTTGACTTCTTGAATGTCAATCTTTTGTTCGTTGTACGACAGCTCTGGATAAATGGACATATCTCTTAATATAATAGTAGTTAAAATTACTTGTCCTTTGTTTAAGCACTTTTCAATGAAATCAATCATTTTTTTGCACTCATTGGGGGCAAAAATATTTTGTAAAATATTCCGAAAAAATAATTTTTCGCTACTAGCAGGACTTGAACCTACGACCTGACGGTTAACAGCCGTCCGCTCTAACCAACTGAGCTATAGCAGCCATGCAAAAAAGCCTAAATGTAGCCTTTTCACATACTCTAATAAATCATCTATTTCTTATATACTTTTTCAACTAAGTTAGCCTTTCTTGTAAGTTTTTTACCAAGGCTTCTGATAATTCTTCTATGAATGCCTCTATTGTTTCTTTTTCTGGAATGAAAAGACTGATAAATATTTGTATATTCACATCTGTTGTGTTTTTATTGACAGTTTGCAAATCAACAACTAGTTTAATTTTGATAAGATGCAGCCCTGTTATAATCGCCTTGATAATAGGGTTGATATTCATTATGCTTACCCTTGTCTTGATTTTCTTTGTATGCAATAAATCTTTTCTTACCTTATTCTTTATTTTTAGTGCAAGTTGCTTAGTTTTATCTGTTGTGAATTCGTTTAGTTTATCAGGTAAAGAATCCAGATAAATTGTCATATTTTCTGTCCTTTGTTTGATGTTTCGTTTTGTTACCCAATCATATTTCTCCCAAAAATTGACTGCGAATACCTTTGAAAATATGTTTTCATCATTATTATATATGATATCAAATACATCTTGGATATGTTTATTTGCAATAAAATGATTTTGAATATATTTCATATATGCATATGCATTATAGTCAAAATAAATGCTTATATGTTATGTAATATTTGTTGTATATTCTTGTAATATATATCTTTAAGAGACATGTAATTGGTGCCTGAAATCAAGTTCTCATTTTTGAGCCATTTTTTAGATAGAACATTATACTTGCTATTTTCATTAAAAAGTACAAATACGAATAGATAAAAAACTATGACAATCACACAAGTCAAGAATACATTTTTAGTAGCCATCAATATAATTGCAAATAATATAATAGCCTGTACCAGAGGATCGTTAATAATCCGCTGCTGTGCCTTTGTTAATTCTATTTTCAGATACCTGCCACCAATTTGAACTAAGATCAAAAATAATATTGATATTGGTTCTATTGTAGGTATGGTGGGTGTTATGTTTCCAATGCTTGGTATTAATGTTTCCATTTATTCTAATTTTATCAGAAGATTTTTATACAAATGGTTGTGGTAATCCTGGTAAACTGGTTAAAGCATCTGGTTGCTGTTGTTTAAGTTGTTTCATATCATCTAGTTTCTTTAAAATCATATCATTGATGTCTTTATAATTAGGTTTGATTTGTTCTTTTTCTTTAACAAATTGAATTTGATTCATTTCTTCAAAGCTATGGATGTTATTACTAAATACCTCTATATTGTCATTAAAAAAACCTCCTTCCGTGAAGAGTATGATATCAAATAACAAGGCTATAAGTGTCAAAAACATCAAAATGCCAATGGTATCATCCCAGAGGAACACATAATAATTTAGAACAAAGAGAACTAAGAATACCCAAGGATTATCCATGATATCAAGGATGTTATCCGGGTACATAACAGCTGGTCTGAGACCAAGAATAATAAGATAAGCTATGAAAAATCCAGACACTATTCCTCTGAATATATGGTCCACAAATTCTAGAAATTGCATCTTCTTCTTTTAACCTATTATTATATAATTATTATATAATTTGTATAATAGAGATACTACAGGACCATTGTTATGACAAGTTATTCCACACTACAGGAGGCATACAATATTGACAGCTTTAATACAGTACGGAAAAAACCAAAGAAGTCTGCCATATATGCAGAATCAGAACAAACCGCTGCTACTCGTGAACCTTTTATGAATGACTATTCACCTCAAGATGACTGTTATTATAAGAAGGAATATGGAGTTGATACAAAGGTGTGTAGGAACCAATATTCGGGCGTCCGTGGTAGTGGCGGGCCTGGCGGGCCTAGTGATAGTAGTATATCTAGATTTACTAATCCAAGTCCTCAAGGGGCGCAGCAACATATTGTACGTAAATCTGAAGCAAACCCGTCTTATGTAGAAACTAGCAAGTTAAGTATGAATAGTACAGAAGTGCATGGATACAAAAGCCATCAAATGAATACACAAGGGAATAGTTGCTCTCCTTTACAACCCACAAATTATGATTATCCGCTATCTGGCGAATGCAAGAAAGAATTTGACAAAGCCATGAAAACATATACAAGCGATGCAACAGTGAATAATGTGTCATATCAAGGTAGTGAGACAAAGAGTATCCAGCCATATTATGATGAAGACCTAGAACAATATTTTGATATCAATAATATGACCGATGCTATTCATTACAAATCCTCAAATACTTCTTTTATGCCAAATGCAAATGCTTCAGGTTATGCGAATGATAATACAGGAGAATACAGAAATATGCAGACAAAATCTTCTAAAGTGAGTGATGATCTCCTACGTACTGAAGAATATAATTTATCAGAAGATGATAAAAAACAGGCACTGCAAGCTCTTAGTGTTTTGCAATCCATTGAAGCAAAAATAAATCAACAGAAAGCCCAGAAGCCTATTGATACAGATGCAAAACCACAGGAAGAAAAGAAGCCTGAAGAAAAGAAGCCGGAAGAAAAGAAGCCGGAAGAAAAGAAGCCTAACACATTTTATAACAATTTGATTAATATTGGACTATTTATATTTATTGGGGTTGTATTTATTTTGTTATGCGACCAGATTACTGAACTAGCTATCCAGATTGGTATGAAAAGAGCTATCAATATTTTAGAACCTTACTTACAGAAACCAGGTAGTGTAGGAGGTATCGGAGAAGTCAGTAGCATCAGTCCTGGCTTAAGCAGCATAAGTAATACAGTAGGCGACACATCCTTAACTAGCTCATCAAGCATATAAGATTTAATCAATATTTATTTTTATAATAATGACAATTAATTTATCAAAATTACCATTAACCAGCTCTACAATTATTGTGGGTGAGGAAACATTGAAAGAAAGCAAGGTCAGTGGCATTCATGCAAAGATAAATGCTTTGTCATTGAATAACAGCTGGTGGAAACCATCTCCTAATGGGAATAAAAGAATTATGCTTTGTGGAACATATCCTATTGGTACAAGCAATGGTTATTCTAAAGTGGTCTACTATATTTCAAAGTATTTGGGTCAATATGAAGACATTGAACTGACTATCTATGGATTTCAGAACTTTGCCAACACAAGTGGTGCAAGTATCCGGAACGATATTCCTTCGCGGGTGAAAATTCATGATGCAATGGCTCACGAAAATCCTCGCAGAAATGGTTTTGGCGAACTAGAGATTGGTGAGTTTATCAAGAAGAACCCTCAGGATGTTATCATTATCTTCAATGATAATATTATCACCTCTGCATTGACACAGACTATTATCAATGAGTGTGGTTCTGAAAGAAGGAACTTCAGGCTAGTTTCATATATGGATCAGGTTTATCCTTATCAGAAGAAAAATTATATTGAGCTACTTAACCAATATTTTGATGCTATTATTGCTTTCACGCCCTACTGGCAGGATATTGCAAGGAAGCTTGGTATCAGAGAGAGCATGCCAATGTATAGCTTCCCGCATGGATTTGATTGCAGGCTTTATTATCCTATTCCTACAAATATTGCCAGAATGTACTTTGGGTATGATGAAAATGCTTTTATGGTTCTGAATTTGAATAGAAATCAGCCAAGGAAATGCTGGGATCATACTATGATGGCTTGGGTAGAGTTTGTTGAAAGACATTATCAGGTCAATGTGAAAAATCAAAAAGGTGATTTTAAGACTAATAAGCACACAAAGAGACCTGTCAAGCTGATTGTAGGAACACAAATGAATGGTTTCTGGGACTTGATGGATGTTGTTGAAAATGAGGTTAAGTTCAGAGATGTTCCCTTAGAGTATGTAAAAGAAACTATAGTGCCTGTAAACATGCCACAGCAACTTTCTGACAGAGACATTAACATTTTATACAACAGCAGTGACGTGGGAGTTAATAACTGTAACGGTGAAGGACATGGTCTCTGCCAATCAGACCAGTTAGGTGTGGGAAAACCTCAAGTATGTCCTAATATTGGTGGGCTAAAAGAATTTTTGAATGAATATAATTCGACTTTAATAAGTCCTGTTTCTTCAATGTATCTTGATAACAAATCTGCTGGGATTGGTGGAAAAGCAGAAATTACAAATCCCCACGATTTTGCTGAAGCTTTCTGGAAATATTTCAGTAATCCAGAATTGGCAGAAAAACATGGTAAAAGAGGCAGAGAACAAATGTTGTCTCACTATAAATGGGAAACCTTAGTAGAGTATTTTTATAAGAGAATTATTCCTCATTTATAATATAATGCCTTATATTATCATCAACATGGTCTTTATACATTCCTGTCTTATCAATAAATACAATCACAGGATTATCATATTTCTTGATGTACTTATGTAGTTCATTTTTCCAATCTATTCTATTATAGAATAGGTCCTCCTGAAATAATCTGATAACAGAGAAACCATTTGCAATAGCACAAGTCATTTTGTAAATATCTATTTGTCTTCTTTTTTCTGGATCACCCCAATTACTTACTTTCCTGAAATGTTGTATACCATCTAGCTCTATGATAATATTTCGACTAGGAATGCAAATATCGAATGGTAAATGATTTTTATTTTTACACCATTCTACTCTATATTGATACACAATATCAGGATATAATGTCAATAAATATTCATGTAATATTTTTTCTGACTTGTTAGTGCAAAACGGACACCATCTTGGATTATTTTTACTTGTTACATGATATACAGCACTTTCAAATTTTGATAAACA